AATAATAATAACAATGACTACAACACATATATCCCTGACTGGAAAAAAGGTAAAATACCTAAACAATCGAGATTTATTAGCAGAGATTCATAAAAGTAAATGCTCATTTGGTAGTTATACATCGCCCAACTACCAACAACACGATATCATTTTAACAAATTTAGATAAAGTTAATATCCGAACTATAGCAGAAGCTAAACGTAATCGTGCAAAACGTCAAGGTATCCTGGCTTTTGGACAAGCAAGAATAGCCGGTGATAAGAAAATTAAACTCGCTGAGTGTACAGCAGACTATAAAACTATAGCCAAAACTGATATTGTTATCCGTATTATGACTTTTGAGCACGTTCCTATGGCGCCGGGTCGTAAGAAAACTCTAAAGAATACCGCAGATAGTCATGAAAAAGTAAACTTCCCTCCATTCCAACATTGGAAATTTAATGATCAAGACGAACTAATATGTGTTGGAAAGAGTCACTGGAAGGGCCCGCTTGATACAGGTAAGTTTTCCAAGGATCACGGACGCATTACTGAAAACTTGGGCAAGATGTTTATTAAACTAAGTGAACGTTATGCTCAACGTAGCAATTGGCGTGGGTATACCTACAATGAAGAAATGCGGGGGCAAGCTATTCTACAGTTAAGTCAAATTGGATTACAGTTTGATGAAAGCAAATCAGAGAACCCATTTGCCTACTATACCGCAGCAGTTACTAACTCATTTACCCGTGTTCTAAATATTGAAAAGAAAAATCAAAACATTAGAGATGATATGCTAGAGGAAGCAGGATTAACTCCAAGTATGACTCGACAGTATCAACAAGAATATGCAGAAGAAACTGCTCGCCAAGCTGAACTGTATAAACACTTTAGACAACCTAAATCAGAAGAAACAAGTATTGAAGAAGACGAGCAAACTGAGATTTGACTTTTAACTTTGTAACTGCTACAATATTTTAAGCCGAAGTGTATAAATAAAACTATACACTTTGGATTAAAATATGTTCATTTATAAAATTACAGTTATTCCGTTAAATCAAGTCTACATTGGACTGGATACTAAACCTTCATATAAATTATCAAGGTGGAATAAACATCGCAAAGAATCGGTATCTCGATGCAAAACAAAATTACACCGAGCAATGGCAATTCACGGAATAGAAAAGTGTACTATAGAAATTCTCCAAGACGGATTTAATACAATTGGGACACTAGCGTTAGCAGAAATAAACTATATTAAACAATATAACTCTTACCGGAGTGGATTGAATTCTACACCCGGCGGCGACGGATTAGGGCGTTATGATTTAGCAAGTTTATCTGAAGAAGAAGTACATCAAATTAGAACAGCATTATCAGAAAGTTTTTCTGAATACAACACAAATATTAAGTGGGCAAACACTACCTTATCTGATCGAAAAGAATTAACAAGTCATTTACATAATTCTCAAGTATATAAGAAAAAATCAGACACATTAAAAAAGTTTTATGATGCAAATCCCGATATAAAAAAAGAAAAGGGAGCAGGCATAAAGCAATGGCAATTAAAAAATCAAGAAAAATTAAAAGAAACAAATAGAAGCAACGGCGCAAAGGGTGCTGCAAAAGTTTCGAAGAAAATAGTTGTTGAAAAAGAAGATGGAACTGTGTTACACTTTAAAAGTAAAAGTGAGTTCGGCCGTATTACGGGCCAATGGGCTGACACTATTTTAAGAAAAACCAAAGAAGGAAAATTTCATAATGGTTATAAAGGTTGGGAAGAATGAGTAATTTATTTAAGAAGGTAGCAGTGTTTACTGATCTGCACGTGGGCCTAAAAAGCAATTCTGCAACGCATTTGCGAGATTGCGAAGAATTTGTTGATTGGTTTATCAATGAGGCTAAAAAAGCCAACTGTGAAACTTGCATTTTTATGGGAGATTGGAGTCATAATCGAAATAGTCTAAACTTATTCACATTGGATAGTTCTATACGTTGCTTAGAAAAACTAGGCGCAGCATTTGAACAGTTCTACTGGTTTCCAGGTAATCACGATCTGTTCTATAAAGACAAGCGTGACATTCATTCGAGTGCTTTTGGTCGGCACATTCCAGGCGTCACTGTTGTAGACAGTATATGGACCCGGGATGATGTCACACTTGTACCTTGGTTAGTCGGCGATGAATGGAAGACTATGAAGGACATTAAAAGCAAATATGTCTTTGGTCACTTTGAATTGCCTAAGTTCTTTATGAACGCCATGGTACAAATGCCCGATCACGGTGAACTTAGAGCAGAGGACTTTAACGGTCCTGACTATATATTCAGCGGACACTTCCATAAACGCCAAGAAAATAACAAAGTAATATATATTGGTAATGCGTTTCCACATAACTTTTCAGATGCAGGAGATGACAAACGTGGTATGATGACGTTAGAATGGGGTGGAGAGCCTAACTTTATTGATTGGCCCGACTGCCCTAAGTATAGATCAGTTAAACTCAGCGACTTAATTGATAACGCTGACACAATTATGAAGTCAAAGATGCATCTTAAAGTGAATCTTGACATTGATATTAGTTTTGAAGAAGCAAACTTTATCAAAGAAACATTTGTTCGTGATTACGATATCCGTGAAATTAGTCTTATCCTGGATAAAACTAACCTAGAAGGTACCATAGACGATAATCCAGATGGTACATTTGAAAGCGTGGATCATATTGTTACAGAACAATTAATTAATATTGAATCAGAACATTTTGACAAAACAACTTTATTAGAAATTTATAACAACCTTTAATGTTTAAAATAAAAAATCTCACCGTGAAAAATTTTATGAGTGTGGGCAACCAGACTCAAGCAGTGGCCTTTGAAAAACAAGCACTAACTTTAGTGCTAGGATCTAACCTTGATCTGGGTGGAGACGACACTGGATCACGTAATGGCACGGGTAAAACTACCATTGTTAATGCATTGTCCTACGCATTGTACGGACAGGCTTTAACTAATATTAAGAAAGAAAACTTAATTAACAAAACCAACGGTAAAGCTATGTTAGTTACCGTTGAATTTGAAAAAAACGGCGTAAAATACCGCATTGAACGGGGCCGAAAGCCTAACATACTCAAGCTATTTGTCAATGATAATCAGCTAAAAACTGAAGAATCTGAGGACGATAGCCAAGGAGATAGTAGAGAAACGCAGAAAGCTATTGAGCAAATGTTGGAGATGAGCCACACTATGTTCAAGCATTTAGTTGCGTTAAACACCTATACAGAGCCGTTTTTGTCAATGAAGGCTGCAGAACAGCGTGAAGTTATTGAACAATTACTGGGCATTACTCTGCTCAGTGAGAAGGCAGAAGCACTTAAACTACTAATCAAAGACACTAAAGATACTATTCAACAAGAGACATTTAAGATAGAAGGCATTAAAGCTGCCAATGAGAACGTACAAAAAAGCATAGATAGCTTGGGTATTAAGAGTAGTGCATGGGAAACTAAGAAAACTGATGATGTAGAAAACATCGGTCGTGCTATGATGCGTCTTGAAACAGTGGACATCGAAGCAGAATTAGCAACACATGCTCAACTTAAACTATGGAACGAGCATAATACAAAGATACAAGGGCTTAATAAACAGCGAGCAACCTTAGATGCTGCACTTGGACAAGCTGAAAAAACTGTTAAGAAGTACGAAAAAGAATTAGAAAGCCTAGCAAATAAAACTTGCCATGCCTGCGAACAACAACTTCATGATCACAAACACGAAGAAATGACCAATGAAGCAGTCAAGCATCTAGACGAGGCAATGAAATACTTTGATACAGTATCTACAAACTTACAAAAGATTGTAGATGATATAGGCACAGGAGACATTCCTCGTCGTCCACAGACATTTTATGACACTGAAGCAGAAGCGTTAGGACATAAAAACAATTTAAATAGTCTTGAAAAAAGTTTAACCACACGAGCAGACGAATTAAATCCCTACGAAGAACAAATCCAAGAGCTCAAGAAAACTGCTATCCAAGAAATTAACTGGATAATGGTTAATGAATTAACAAAACTTAAAGATCATCAAGAATTTCTACATAAACTATTAACCAACAAAGATAGTTTTATCCGTAAGAAGATTATTGATCAGAATTTAAGTTATCTGAACAAGCGGTTGAGTTATTACATTGACAAACTTGGGTTGCCACATCAAGTTGTATTCCAAAATGATCTGAGCATTGAGATTACTCAGCTTGGACAAGATTTAGATTTTGATAATCTAAGTAGAGGTGAGCGTAATCGATTAATTCTAAGTATGAGTTTTTCTTTCCGAGATGTTTGGGAAGGATTGTATCAAAGTATTAATTTATTGTTTGTAGACGAACTTATGGATGCTGGTATGGATGCTGCTGGTGTAGAAGCTGGATTAGCAGTTTTAAAGAAGATGGCCAGAGAGCGCTCAAAGAATATATACTTAATATCACACAAGGACGAATTGATTGGCAGGGTGAATAATGTTCTTAGAGTTATCAAAGAAAACGGTTTTACCAGCTATTCTAATGATGTAGATTATGTTGACTGAAAAATTAGACAGATATAAGGAATTGCATTCAGAATTCATCTCGCACTTTGTAGAATTGCATAACTATCATCAAGTGTTTCTAGATTATCCTTCCTATGAAAGCGGGGCGAGAGTTCGCAAAGCTATCACAAGTTTGATAAAGGTAGAAAGGGCACTGAAGAAGATATCTCTTGCTGTATCTGTAGAAAATAAAAGAAATGTAAAGGCCGGGCACATGGCAGATAAGAAAGAACGTGCTCGCTTAAAAGCTCTGCCAAAGAAACGTGGAAGACCACTTAAAGGAAAAACAAATGTCATCAACACAACAAATTAAAGATCAAATGGACGCATTTCTAGCAGAGGACGCTAAGTTTGAAGCAGGTAATGCTGCTGCTGGAACCCGTGCTCGTAAAGCATTGGGGGAACTAGCCAAAGCTGTTAAAGCTCGCCGCAATGAAATCACTGCTGAGAAGAATGCCCGCAAGGAAGCTAAGGCAGCAAAATAATCAATGACTTGGTACTATAAAGGTGCTATAGTTACAGAACTGCCTGAAGATTGTGTAGGATTTGTTTATCTTATCTCATGCAATACTACGGGCAGGCTCTATGTTGGAAAAAAATTAGCAAAATTTAGTAAAACGACCTACAAGACTGTAAAGTTAAAGAACGGCACCAAAAAGAAAAAGAAGATCCGAAGTAAAATTGAATCGGATTGGCAAGATTATTATGGCTCAAACTTAGAGCTCAACAAAGACGTTGAGTTATTAGGTAAAGAAAACTTCACAAGAGAAATATTACATTATTGTAAAAGCAAATCAGAAACATCGTACATTGAGGCCCGTGAACAATTCGACCGCAAAGTATTAGAATCAAATGAATATTATAACGGACAAATCTCTGTCCGTGTCCATGGCTCCCACATAATTAAAAAACCTTAGGCTCAGTTAATCGGTATAAAGCTCGCACCTGCTAAGTTCTGGTGCCCGGAAACCTGGATTTTGGATCACAGGGAGGGAAATCTCTTGCCGATAAGAGTACTCAACTACTACCCGAAAGGATGTGGATCGCTATCAAGCCCTGCGATTTAGTTGTTTGAAGATGAATGTATAGGCAAAAGGAAGGGAGAAAAACCCTGGATTTATATATATGTTAGTGTGTATATGTAAATTGCCGTTGTATGAAGACGGAGCTCGTGGTATAGGACAACCGCCACTGTAATTGCTCTAACACTAAGTGACTGTTCGAACTCGGATAATGTCTTTTTTCGCCCCCGAGCGGGCGAAGTGTGACCAAAGAATCTGGATAATATTAACTTCTTCTAAAGAAGAAACTAAATGCTCTGAGCGATTAGCGATAGAGCAAATGAGCGTTAGCTCATTTTATATATAAATAAATCATGTTAAGGACATATATCTCATGCGTATAAATGAATTACTCTCAGAAACACAACATACTGATGAAGGTGTTGGCCAATTCCTAGGTAAAGCTGCTGGTGCTGTAGGCGGAGCAGTTGGCAATGTTCAAGGAGCAGTACAAGGCATGCAGAATGTATATGGTCAAAAAAGAGATAGAGTCGCTAAAGTAGCTCAGAGGAATGTACAACGTGCAGGAGGATATAAACAACCTGCACAAGGAACTACTCCAACTGCTACACCTAGTCCTAGTGTATCTACTCCAACTGCTGCACCTGCAAGTACAGGTGGATCGGGTACTCCATATGTAGCACCGGCAGCACCTGCAAGTCCAGGTGCACCTACTCCATCTTCTCCTACAGCAGGAACACCCGCTACATCGGCAACACCTGCTATGAGATCAGACGAAATTGTAGACGGATTAAAGAGTATGTGGGATAATGCAACTAGCGACCATGGAAGTGAAACTGGATCAGTTGCTGTTCAACAACAGATTAGAGCAATGGCAAGAACTGCAGGATTAGCTGGACAAACTATGGAATCATTTCATAGTAAGTTTTTAGATAGAGCACTTTAAAAGAACGGCATACCGCTGGTCTTAGTTGTTTCTAAATTACTAGATATTAGATTGGCAATATACATACGTTCATCACCTGTGAGCATATGTGCTTCTGTATAACTCAGACTGCCACGCATAAACCAACATAGTTTCATTATTTCTTCTTTTATGGCTTTTACATCTGCATCATATTCTTTGACTAGTTTTTCAATCTCTGGAAGATCAAGATGTAAAAGCCTTAGGCGAAAAAATTAGATACGTCAAAGGTTAATGGAATTTCAATAGTATCACCAGTTATACCATTTGCTCGCATTTCTTCCGAAACAGGAACAACTACAGGTTTAACAGAGTTATTCTCTTTTAACGTTTCTAAGTGTTTCTGAATTTTATTAAATATCTCTCTATCAACATTGTTAATAAACTCTTTAATAAACTCTGTATTTTCAGTTGAACCATTTGAAGAGTCAATTTGATAAATGCTGGCACTTATTGTACCAATGGTAAGTTCTGTTAATTTTGAAAAACTTTCTTTAAAGAGTGTAATCTTATCTTCTTCGCTCATTGTGTCATTATTAGACATTTGAATTATTTTTTGAGTTTCAAATGCTTGTAGAGCAGCCTGGGACAATTGTTTATAATTAACCGGTCTTACAAATAATGTAAGTTCATCACTGACAGGAATATAAGGAACCCACTGTATTCTACTTTGCAATGAATCCATTACGGTTCTTAGATCAACTACATATTCCATTTCAATTTCTCCTATCTTAATAGGAGTTCTCATAGTTTCACCGTAGGTAGCTAGTCTAATAGCAATCAATATTACATCGAGATCAATAGTGGGTGTATCCCAAGCATTCTTAATGTTGGGCATACAATGCTGAATAACATCAACTACAGCTTGCCCACTCATTAATGCGTCTGGAATTTTAAGCAACATTTCATCTTGAGCAGTCATGGAGAAAACTGGATATTCTCCAGTTTCGCTGGGCACAAAACTTTTTTCAGGCCAATATTCTCCGTTGCTGGGCAAACGAATATAAATCTTTGGTTGGCGCATAAACATGGCCAATGGATTTAATTGCGGACTAGTAGTTGATTCCATATATTTTTCTCCGATAAATAACTTGATATAACAGCGAAACTCGTTGTTGTATATTATTTATATACGCACAGAACGAGTGAAAAACAATGGCAGGAAATGTAACTGGATCAATAGGCGCTGATAATGTAAGTCTTAATAATGCGGCCACCGAGTCTACTCTCGCGGCCTTGCTTAAGATTGCTCAAATTGATTCTAAAAATCTACTCGATATAGCTAAAAAAACATTTCCAGATATTGAATTAAAAAATTTCGAAGAAGAGATCTTAGCAGGTACAGAAGCTCAGAGACAAGAAACAGCAGCTACTGTTCAGAACACTCAGGCAATAACCCGAGAGCAGGAACGACATAATAGAAATGTAGCCATAATAACTCAAGTAAATGAGTCTATGACCAAGTTAATAGATGGTACTGCTCGGGTAAGTGATGTATTCAGCGCATTTAGAAATGCAGGACCTGTTATTAGTACACTAGCAACTGGGTTTGAAAAACTAGCACAAATACAACAACAGAATTTTGACGCATATCAAAAGTTAACTGATGTAGGAGTTGGGTTTGGAGGAAGTTTAACTGATCTGCGTCAAGGCGCCCTTGCAACATATCTCACTTTAGATCAATTTCAAAATGTTGTAAGAAAAAATAGTCAACTTTTATCTATGCTAGGCGGAACAGCAGATCAAGGTTCTAAAAACTTTGTAGCATTAAGCAATAGTCTATTGAAGAGCGACGCCGGATCACACCTAATGGCACTAGGTTATACCACAGAACAAGTGAATGACGGGTTAGCATCGTACCTTACTATGTCAGGTGGAAGAACACAAACAGAATTACAAAATACAAATAAAATTACACAAGCATCAGCTGAATATATGGAACAGCTTGATGGACTAGCTCGTATCACAGGTGAATCAAGAGAAGAACAACAAAAGGCATTAAAAGAAGCATCAGCAAATGCCATGTTCCAGGCCAAATTACAAGGAATGAGCGAGGATGAAAGAAAGAAAGCATTACTAGGAATGGCTAATGCTCTAGCAACAGGTGGTAAAGGTGCAGTAGATTCGTTCCAAGCAAAGATATTAGGTATCCCAGCAATGAGTAAGGAAGCACAGATATTCCAAACTACTATGGGCAATGCAAGTCGGGCAATTACACAATCTGCTATAAATGTCACCGATGGTACCAAGACAACTGCAGATATGAATGAAAATCTTTTCCAAGCAGCTAATGGTATCCAACAAGATATGGGTAAATTTAATGATGCACAAAAAGCAGCATTAATAGCCAGCGGTGGTGAACTAGGAAAAATGATACAAATTGGTCAAGCTAGTGCTAATAAATTTTCTCAACAAACTGACGAAGATCGTAGAAAAGCTATGGACCGAACAGAACTAGAATCAAAACAATCTCAACAAATGGCTGATGCCATGGCAGGATTAAAATCGCTCGGAGCAGCATTGTGGAATGCATTTAGTCCAATTATTTCTGGAATGACTACATTGTTTAGTGTTGTAGGGTTCTTAGCAAGTAAATTTGGTCAACTAATAGACGCTCTTGGATTTGTATCCAATTTACTAGCAGGATATGCTGTTTATAAAGCAGCAGTATGGGCGTGGGAAGCAAAAACGTTTGCATTAGAACAAGCTAAAAAAGCCTCTAGCGGTGTAATGGATGTTGTTGGCGGTGTGTTAGGTAATAAAAACAGCGGTCCAATGGATGCTCTTGGAAAAGGTGGAGGCGGCATTGGATCAGCATTAACTGGTATTGGTACTGGGTTAGCTGCAATTGGTGCGGAAGCACCACTGGTATTAGCAGGTGCTGCTGTATTAGGAGTTGCTATTACACTAATTGGTGCTGGTATTGCAGCAGCTTCTTGGCTAATGGGCAAAGCATTACCAACACTTGCCGAAGGATTAGGCTCAATTGCAAACATCGATGGCGGAAATTTATTATCTGCTGCGTTAGGAATAAGCGCATTAGGATTTAGTTTAATAACGTTTGGACCGTTTGCCTTGTTTGCAATGCCTGCAGGACTTGGATTAAGTCTACTTGCAGATGGTGCAAGCAAACTTGCCAGCATAGATGTAGACAAATTAGACAGAGTAGCCAACGCTTTACAAAAAGTTAAAGATGCTACACCAACTGCTGGCGATATTATTAAGATAGGTATTGCAGCCATGGTAAGCAAAGTAGTTGGCCCGTCTGAAACTGCTGCAACTACTACTGAAAAAACTGTCGAAACTCGCGATGATAATGGAAATAATGTTGCAAGTGAGATGAAACGCTTAAATACGATGACAGAAGAAATGCTAAAAGCAATGAAAGAAAATGTAGATTACACCAAACGAACCCTGAGTGCGGTAAAAGGTTTAAGTGGTAATGGTTATAAATTTTAAGGATATAGATAATGGCTTGGAAAAAGTATTTTACTCCAGTTAACGCATCAGGCACGTTAAGCCCTGTCAGCGGCTCAACTGGGGCTCACGCCAGCCCTGCCCATCGCAATTATTCCAGCTATTTGCCCGATGTTTATTCAGGACATCCAAATCGCTTAGAGCGTTATGGTCAATATGATACCATGGATGCGGATAGTGAAGTTAATGCTGCATTGGACATTTTAGCAGAGTTTTGCAGTCAAGCCAACGAAGAAAACGGAACACCTTTTCAGGTATTTTTCAAAGAACAAGCTACAAGTACAGAGATTAAGATCATCAGAAAGTACATGCAGCAGTGGACTAAACTAAACAAATTTCAAACACGAATATTTAAAATTGTACGCAATAGTTTCAAATACGGTGATACTTTCTTTGTTAGAGATCCAGAAACTCAGTCGTGGATGTACATTGATCCTACTAAAGTAGATCGTATTATTGTCAACGAATCAGAAGGTAAAAAGCCTGAACAATACATGATTCGTGACTTTAATCCTAACTTAGAAACACTGGCTACTACATCTATTAACCCTAGTAATATCACAGGTGGCGGTAGTCAATATGCTGGTGGCGGCTATAGTTCGGGACAAGGCGGTGCAGGCGGCAGCAGGGGAATGACTGGATCATATCCAAGTAATATTTCTGGCAGTAGATTTACAAAAACAGAAAATCAATATGCAATAGATGCACGCCATGTTATACATATTAGCATGAGTGAAGGGCTTGATAACAACTATCCATTTGGTACAAGTTTGTTAGAAAGTGTGTTTAAAGTATATAAACAAAAAGAATTATTAGAAGATGCTATTCTAATCTACCGTATACAACGGGCGCCCGAGCGTAGAATTTTCTATATTGACGTAGGAAATATGCCAAGCCATTTAGCTATGAGTTTCGTTGAGCGTGTTAAAAACGAAGTAAATCAACGTAGAATCCCTAGTGCTACAGGCGGCGGGCAAAGTGTAGTTGATTCAGGATATAACCCTTTAAGCATTAACGAAGATTACTTTTTCCCACAGACCGCAGAAGGTAGAGGCAGTAAAGTTGAAACATTACCAGGCGGTACTAACTTAGGAGAGATCGATGACCTTCGCTACTTTACTAATAAATTGTTTCGTGCTTTGCGTATTCCTAGTAGTTATCTACCAACTGGTGCAGATGATGGAGGAAGCAGCTTCAATGACGGACGAGTTGGGACAGCCTATATACAAGAACTCCGATTCAACAAATACTGCGAAAGACTCCAAAGTTTAATGAATGAGCAGTTTGATACAGAGTTTAAACTGTACTTACATACTAAAGGTATCAATGTAGATAGCAATATTTTTGAAGTTAAATTCAATCCTCCACAGAATTTTGCCAGTTATCGTCAAGCAGAAATGGATACAGCCCGTGTTAATACATTTAACACTATGGTTGCTATTCCAATGATCAGCAAGCGTTTTGCACTAAAACGTTTCTTAGGATTAAGCGCAGAAGAAGTTGCAGAAAACGAAACACTATGGCGCGAAGAAAATGTCGACGATGATGCTACATTACCGGCAAGTGCAGAACTTAGAAGCATAGGTATCACTGCTAATAACATAGGTTCGGATATATCAGGATTAAATGCTGCTACAGAAGCGCCTGAACCAACAGAACCAGGCGCAGAACCAGGCGCTCCGGGCTCTCCACCGGCAACAGAACCTGCGCCAGCAGCATAAATATTCATATGTTATTAAACGAGTTCATATATTTTGATGGTCAACAATCAGATCCAGTTGATGATTTGAGATATAATTCTGACAATGATACTAGCGTATTAAAGTCAAAAGATCTTCGCAAAACTAGACTAACTCTACGTATGTTAAACGATCTACGTAAAGCTGGAGATGCAAGAGAACAAGAGAAAAAAGAAGAGTTAGGTTTAGTAAGAAAGATGTATGCAGCACCTCCTCCTGAGGCAGCACCTGTATAAATTTTGCTAAATTTGATAAAATTTGTCAAAAAAATGCCACAAACGATCAATAATGACTCGTTTTAGGCCTGTTTTGTGTGCCTTTATTTAAATTGATTTAAATATACACACAATACAGCCTTGCCGCGCAATCTAATTAAGGAGAATACACGCATGTCTACAAAGTTTGAACAACTGTTAGATCTCATTGTTAACGAAGAAAGTGAAAAAGCCAGTGAGCTTTTCCACGCTATCGTTGTTGAGAAGTCTAGAGAAATTTATGAAAATTTAATTGCTGAAGAAGCAGAAGAAGAGTCTGTTGAAGAAGCAGAAGAAGATCAAGAAGAGTCTGTTGAAGAAGCAGAAGAAGATCAAGAAGAGTCTGTTGAAGAAAATATGGACTTAGAAGATTCCTACAGTATGGAAGCTGACGACGAAGATCCAATGAGTGCATCTGGTGATGCTACTGATGAGTTTGGTTCTGATATTGGTGGTGACGATATGGGTGGCGAAGAAGATCCAGAAAGTCAAGAAGATAACGCAATCATGGACATTAAAACTGCTATTCAAGAACTTGAAGCAGCCTTTGCTGAACTAGAACAAGCCCAAGGCGGTGAAGCATCACACGGTGATTTTGGTGGTGAAGAAGAGCCAAAAATGGGTATGGATGACGAAGACGAAGGCATGATGATGGGTATGCATGAAGGTCGTCGCGTTACACGTGAATACGTAGAGAAAGTTGGTAACGACTGGGAAAAGAACAGCCAAAAGACACAAGGTCAGTACGCAGGTGCAGGCACTGGTGACAAAGAAAGTGCTCCACAAGAAGGCCGTAGCCCAATTGCTTCTGGTAAAAACAAGCCAGGTCCAGCAAATGTAAATGGTAGAAACTTGGTACAAGGTTCTACAGAAGGTCAAAACAACACTGGTACAAGCCCTAACAAAGTAAACAACGGTATTACAAAAACTGCTGGTGAAAAGTTTGCTAGCGGCAACGGTAATGTTCCTGGCGGCAAGATGGGTGTTAAGAACCTATCCGCTGTCAAAGGTGGACACGGTGCCGAGAAGAAAGGTTCTGGCCCAGGCCCAGTAGGGTCTGGTACAGGTGATAAAGCTGGTCAAACCAGTGTTAATCCTGTAAAACAATTCTTAAAGCCAGCTAATTAATTAGAGCACTAGGATGAAAGTATCTTATCTAAGAGAACACCTAAGTTTTGATCAATCCGGCATCGTTATGGAGTCGGATGACAAGGATGGCAAAAGCCTTTACTTAAAAGGTATTGCTATCCAAGGTGGTATTCGCAATGCTAATCAAAGAGTCTACCCAGTAGATGAAATTGAACGTGCTGTGAAAACACTAAATGATCAACTACAAAGTGGTTACTCTGTATTAGGTGAAGTAGATCATCCAGATGATCTTAAAGTGAATTTGGATCGTGTATCCCATATGATTACTCAGATGTGGATGGAAGGTCCTAATGGTTATGGCAAGATGAAAATTTTGCCAACACCGATGGGCAACTTAATTCGTACTATGCTTGAAAGCGGAGTGAAACTAGGTGTCAGTAGTAGAGGCAGCGGC